TTAGCACTGTGGCGCTTCTCGTAGCCGGTTTTGAACCGTATAGAAAATCGCGCTGGCAAAATAATGAGGAAGATACCGGGCGTCTCGTGTGTCCCATTCTTTTTTTGTCATGGCTCTGGCTTCATCCATAACATCACAAACAAGAAGATTGATCATTCCAATCATAAGATCGTCTGCTTCTTTAGCGGACAACCCTTCATATTGACTACACATATTAACCTCCGCTATGTGAGAAAATATTGCAATCTTCTATGGCGCGTTGAAACTGGCGAGATTGCTACCTCGCCAGTCGTGTGAATCGTCATTTTGCGATGAACTCATAGCTAATGTGCGCTAGCCGTTAAACGTTGAGCCGGTTTCTTCTTCAATAAGCTCAAGGATCAACCCCGCAAGCTCGAAAGGGCTAACATCTTGGTCGGACCTGACTGATTCTTCAATCAGTAGCGCGATTTCACATTCAAGCTCTTCGCGCCGTGTAAGCTTCCGCCCGTCTTCAATAACAATTGCCATCAGATCGAATCCATCGTGATGGCGTCGGCCGGATCGCGAAAGATCAGATGCCCCTCCGGTTCGTGTTGCACAGCCCACAACTCGACTTGCCTGAGAAGATAGGCGGCTTCCTTAAACCAGTTAATCCGTTCTTCACGCATGGCGTAGACGCTTTCTAGCTGTCCGCTAATCAGATTCAGAAGACGTTCGCGGGCATCCGTTGCGGCGGGTGCCTGGGTCGTGGTAGTTTCAGTAATCATCGCTATTTCCTTCCATGGTTTGTGCGATGTTTTGAGACCGTGGGGCGGCAAAGTTCGGCGACCAAACTTCGCTTTGCCGTTCCCTTTCTTTAAGGGCTAATCGCCCGATGCCCTCCATTGTGGGAAGGCCCAACGCACCTGCCTATTCAGCCGGTAACGTAAGTTCTTAAGACGGATCACCTCGTCCCGGTTGACCGGGGATGATCTTTGCGCCTCCAATAGTCGTGCTTCAATCTCGGAGCGCTTGTAGGCAGAAACTACCGAGGCAAGATCAGTTGCTGCGTTGATAAAGAGTCCGATCAGCAATTCCGCCTTGGCTAGCGAAGTCGCTGCGTTCTCTACGTCTTCACGTGCCAGCGCATCGACGTTATCGGGTTTAATTCCACTGTCGTCTTCAAAGTTGAACCATTCGGCCCCCATAACGCTGGCATACCAATTCAGATCGATACCCCCGTGTTTTTCAAAATATTCGAAGAACGGCGTGCGAAGATCGGGAACTGCCGCATCACGTTCCGTGAGCCTTCGCTCACGTTCGCGCTTACGTTGTTCTCTTTTGTATTCGGCCCAAGTCTTCTTTGGCATATTCGCTCTCCGGTGACTTGGACTGTATCGCCAAATTTCATTGGACCATCAAGTCCAATCTATTGTCCAATTCAAAACCTAGAAGGCATGAAATGGGGACGCTTTTTGATTGCCAAATTGAAGATGAAACCGGACTACGGACAACCGTAACGCTGTCGGCGGATGAAATCCTACACCTCGTTGCCACCCGGATGTGTCGAGGCGCTTACTTCGCCCGGAAGCCGCAAGCCGCTCTAATGAAGGCGCATATCGTCCTTCGCCCACTCGGAACGAACGGGGCATGGGAAGAAGACGATTGGTCAATTCAGTGGCAATCGAGATAGGCTGACACTCGGTCGCTTCGCTCCCTCCCTGCGCGGCCTTCGGCCTTGCCCAGCTTCGCTGTCGCTCGCTAGTCCGGTTGAGCGTCTGTCTCATCATTGGTGCGCATAATCACCTGCGGGAATAGGACTTATTCCCCCTCGACTTGAACCACACATAAAGCCGACCGGCGAGCGGTCGGCAGTGGTTCAAGTCGAGGGGGATATCTGCGTCAAACAGGTGGTGAAGAGTTCTGGCTCGTTAGGCCCACTAGGCGGCTTCCATTTGCCTAGCAGCACTCCGTAATCCTGCCCTTGCGGGCAAAGCGGTAGGTGCGCCACGTTCGACTTTCCTTCAATCGATACGTGACTGGACGTTGTGGTTGCTGATCCTGTCAGCGTTTCACATGGCGTCCATCTTTTTATTGCGTCCATTCCCGGCATGGCCGGTGCGGCGACAACCTTACTGAAGCGTCCGATGTTCTCCATCGGGGAGCCGGTCAGCATGATTTTCCGTTCGTCTCTGGCTGACTGAAAGCGCCGGTCATGTTCCCGGTATCGCCCTTATCGTTCAAGGCCAGTATGGTCCGCTTGAGGTTCACGAATAACTCAAGAGGCACCGCTTCTGACTTGACGAAATAGGATAATTATCCTATATTCAATCTCAACCAGTAAGCGGCTGGTTCTTCCAGAATACCCGGTGCTTTGAGCCGCACCGGGTATTTCTTTATAGCTGATTTATATGAGTAAGTGAACACTTACGTTCAGTAAAATTATCACCGCATGCGCTTATTTAGAACGTTCCCAGGCCGTGATGCGCGCAAAATCTCCTGAGCAACTACAGTCCGCATCGACACTTCCAACTGCTTCGCCATCTTTGCCGCAAGGTCGCTGTTCTGTTCCGGCGTGCCCGCGCTTCCGTTCACGGTGATCGGTGCAGAGATGGTGATCTGTTGTGCTGCCGGTTCGTTAGCGTTTGTAGCCTTCAGGTTCGGCGAACGAAGCACTGGGGCACTCGTGACAAGGCCACCTTCGGCATATCCGTGAAGCGCGCTGTTGTGCATGGCCTCTAGATTAGCAACGCCGATCCGGCTGGTAGCCTTCTTTGACATGACGTATTCGCCACGATGAACAACACCTGCCGGTTCATACTTGCCACCGTCGCCGGTATAGCCGCCGTCAGCGAAGCCGAAGATCGCGCCAAGCAATCCGGTTCCCGTGCCCCCAAGCAGACCAGAAAGCGGTCCCTTGCCGAGAAGTGCCGCCTGAAGGGTTGCATCGATCAGGCTATTCAAAATGTTTTGTAGTGCACCATTCAAGGTCTGGGTGCCGGTCAGCAAGCCGGACAGTGAAGACGTGAAGCTTTCAGCGAAATACTGCTGTGCATTTTTCAAACCCTCTGCGGACGCTGCAACCTTTTGGTTTTCACCGTCAAGCCGTTGGGTCAGCGTGATCTTCTCGCGAAGCTTTTGAAGTTCCTCATCGGTGAGCGTGATGCCCGCCCGCTTGGCTTCCTGCTGGGCCTGATACACAGCAAGCTCAAGACGCTGCTGCGAGGCTGACATGCCGGAAATCGACTGTTCGAACCGTGCGAGGTCAAGACCTTCCTGCACCGATTGATTCAAGCTTTTGCGCGCCGCATCCTGCTGCTTCAGCAATTCCGTCCGCTGCTTCTCGCTGTCAGTTGGGGTAAGCGGCTGGGCCGCTGTCGGGGTTGCACCGTAGGCCGTGCGGATGGTGCCATCATCTACACGCTTCAAGCCTGTCCATTCCTGCCGAAGTGCGGCTGGATCATTGCCACGTCGGCGAAGAAGGGCGCGGGCAAGTTCATCCTGTGTCTCTTGATCGAACAGCCTATCGCCCGAAAGGCCAAGCTCCTTAATCAGTCCTTCGAGGGTCGCGCCGGTGATCTGATATTTACCGAGTGCGGACGAACCCTTGCCGTTACCGTAAAGCGCCCGGTTTGCCGGATCGGCAAGCATCTTACGCTGAAGGTCACGGACCTGATCAAGCGTCATGCCGACAAGGTTCTGCGCGCCGCCCGTCCATCGTCCATTATCAAGGGTCGCATTATAATCGCCACCGCTTTCGACACTGCCGATAAGATCAAGGATGTTGTCATACTTACCATATCGCGCAATGCTTTTCGCCCGATTGGCAATGTTCGTGGCGCTCATGACTTCGCCCATCGTCCGGGCGCTGTTCACTGCCTTATGATAGGCTGCGTCAATGCCGTCCGTAGTCGCAAGGCTATCAAGTTCAACCTTCAGTTCCGGCACAAGCTTTTTAAGATCGGCGAGCGCCGATCTGAAATTTGCTGCCGTTGTAACATCGCGATCAAAAGCGCTTGCAAGACTGGTGCTTGCTGCTGACAAATCCTTACTGCTGCCCGTCAGCGCGGCAATCTTCTCTTCGACTGAAGACAGATCGGCACGAAGCTGACGAAGTTCGGCTTCCTTCAGGACGTTCAGGGGGTTTTCTTCGGTATCGGCGATCTGCCTATTCAGTTTGTCGCGCTGCTGCCGAAGGCGTTCAAGCTGCTGATCGACGCCATTATAGTCGGCAATGACTTTATCACGCGCGCCGCCTGAAGGGTCATTGATATAACCGATGACCTTCGCAGCGACGTTAACGCTTTCGACTGCCGCCTGCTTGGCATAGACCATGAAATTGCGCCACATGGTCGAAAACTCGCGATCAATACGCTTCGCGGCTTCAATCTGTTCGTCGGTGAAGGTCGCTGCCTCGCTGCGCATCTTCTGAATTTCAGCGACGGACAGCCCCAAAACCTTAGCCAGTTCTTCCGCGCCCTGACCGCCGAAAACCTCATCCAGAATACGAGTTTGTGCCGCCGCATCCATCTGCTGAAGCTTGCCAATAATTTCATCAAGGAAACGATTGGGGTCTTTCAACCGCTGCGCAACATCGCTCGCCGTATAACCAAGCCGTTTAAATGCTTCTTCGGCGCTGCCCTTGCCGGTCTGGGCAAATTCATCGCCGCGAATGTTCAACTCCTTGAGGGCGTCAGTCACACCGTCAATGCTCAAGCCCGTCGCGGTCGCAACATAGGTCCACTGCTGCCAAACCTTCGACGGCACGCCAGCCTTGCGGGCCTCACGGTCCACTTCGGCAACGCTGTTTGCGATCTCCTTGAGGGCGATGGCAGCACCGCCGACGCCAGCGACAACCGCGCCGCCCTTCATGAGCGGTGCGAACATGCCTTGAAGCTTCTCGCCGATGGAGGCCGACGCCTTGGCCATGGTCTTCTCCATGTTTTCGGCAGACTGCCGGGCGCGGCCTTCCATCTTCTTGAAGTTGTCGTTCGTGACGTTGCGGGCGCGGGCCATGTCCCGCTCATACTTCGTAAGCCGGGCTTCAAGGCTTACAACAAGGCGCTGCGTATCATCCATTCCAGGTATTCCTTATGCTGCCTCATCCCACATGGCATCCATGCGGGCGGCGTATTCGTCGGGGTCAAGTTCGTGAAGAGTGGGCTGATTGTCGTTCGCCGCCGCCCGGAACACGGACAACGCCGACGCAATCGCGCCGTCGATATGGTTCGAATGACGGGTTCCCTTGTGCATCGTGGTCAATTCGCTGGCACTGGTTGCCCGCTTCACCACGACGCTTTCGAAGTGGTTGCGAAGGATCGGGTGCGCGCCGTGCCGAAGGCGGCGACCATTCACGACGCGCTCAAGGTCACAAATCGGGCCGTGCATGTGCTTCGCCGTTTGCGGAACCTGAAGCACGTTGACGCCGTGATCGATAAGCTTGCCCATAAGTGGCCCGGCAAGTGACGGGTCGAAGATAACTTCGCGCACGTCATAGGTGCCGCAAAGATCAATGATCTTGTCGGCAATCAGGTCCGGTTCGATCACCGGGCCGTCGATGACGTTCAACAGCCCTTCATCGCGCCACCGGACATAGGGAACCTGTTCACGCTTCCCCTTGTCCTCCAAACCTTCGGACGGCAGGAAGAACCACGGGTGAACCGTGATCCGGCCATCATCGTGACGCCATGCGCCGACGATGGCGGTGAGGTCGCCGGACCGGGACAGGTCAACGCCAAGCCAGCACGGCAGGCCCTCAAGGTCGGCGAGGTCGAAGTTCGGATCGCGGCCCGCGTCATAAACGGCCATATCGAAGAGCGGATCGCGGGAAGCGGCCTGCCACATATTCAAATGAAACTGCTGAAATGCGAACCGTTCGGCGGGGCGGTGTTCGGCCTCGCGTGCCATGGTGCGCAAACCGCCAAGATCGGGGAAGCCATGGGCAAGGCCGGGATTAATCTTGTCCCAGACAGCTTCATCGCGCCAATCGTCGCCGGGTTCGGCTTCGAATATGATCGGCAGAAACGACGGGTCTTTAATCTCGCCGGTCGCGACCTTCCGGGCGTAGTCGTAAATCTCGAAACCGATGTTTTCCTGTCCACGGCCTGCGGTCGTGGCGATGATCATGAGGGTGTCGGGAACCTTCGCCATGCCGGACTTCAGGGCTTCCCAAAGGTCGCGGCCCTTCCAAGCGTGGATTTCATCGACAAGGACGAAGGAAGGCGTCTTGCCGTGCTGGGCAGCGCCATCACTGGAAACAGCGAGCAATTCCGCCTTGTTCGGGCGACACATGATCTTCTTTGCCGAATTATGGGCGTCATAGATGCGGGTCGCCGCGATCAAGCGCCGATCCTCGCGCACGATGTTTGCGGCCTCCTTGAAGCCGATGCCAGCCTGTTCGCGGTCGGACGCGGCAAAGATGGCCTGCCCTGCCGGGCGAGCCTCCGGGCCGATGGTGTGCAGTAGTGCCCATGCTGCCGCGATACTGGTCTTGCGGTTGCCACGGGGCAGCATCAGGAAAACCGTGCGGACGATCCGGCTTCCATCGGCGTTGCGCGGCCCATAGATGCGCCGGGTCATGCGCTCCTGAAAATCGTATAGCTGGAACCGGCCCTTCGGCGCGGTGCTCGCCGGGTGCCTCAATGCCCGGATGAAATCGACGGCTTCCTGTCCGTAGCCGAACGGGTCATCGATGGCGCTGCCGTCATAAACCCACTGCGGAAACGCGCTCTTAGTCATGCGGGCGGTTCCTGCCGATGCTCATCGGATTGTCGTCGTCATCGTCGCCACCGGCTGCACTTCCGACACGGGCGCGCGATACCGGCGACAAGCCGTATTCGGCGGCAAGCTGCCGGGCGGTTTGCATTGCCTTGTCCTGAAGGCGGCAAAGCTTCATGTCGATTTCGCCGGACGCGCGAAGGGTGTCTTCGATCTCGCGGACAAGGCCACGGGCGCGGCAGTAGTCTTCTACCCCGCCAAGATCGCCAAGGGTGATGATGCCGCGTTCGATGAGGCCCGGCATGATCCGCTTCCATTCGGCGCGGGCATAGGCTGAAAGGTGCTTCGGTGCCGAAGGTGCCTTAGTCAGTGCGTTACTGTCGCGTTCAACGGGCGGCTTGACGCCGCGAAGGTGGGTCATGTCAGGGCCTCGCCGCGAAGCTCCAGCGCGTCACGCCTGCCGACTTCCTTGATTTCCTTGATGCCGTAGGCCGTGCCCTCATAGGTCACGCGGTCCGCGGTCGTGATGCCAGGGCGATAGCGGACACGAAAAATGACGGTGCCCGTCTCTGCCTCGCCGTAGCTGGTGAAGAACTCGCTCGCCGACTGCTGAAGGACTTCCGCCCATACAGTGGCGACGGGCGCCCACGACTTCACGACGCTGCCGGACGGCTTTACGGTTTCCGTCTCGCGCTCAATGGTGATGCGGCGATCCATGCTTCCGATATTCAGCATCAAATAATCCACCGAATGAGGGCTTCGACGGACAGGACGCCATGACCATAAGCCGAGTCAGGATCGCGTGGGAACCGGGATGCGCTGACGCGGAAATGGTCGCAATAGCCGCCTTCGATGGTCATGGACTTGTCGAGCGCTGTCGTCACGGCGAAGGCGAGTTCTTTCGCGGCGTCCTCGCCAGCGTCCAGCGTCCAGATATGCAGGTCCACGTAGACCCACGCCGCGCGCTGGGCGGTGTAGTCCTGACCATGCAGGGCGGTGTTGCCGTCGCTCATGATCACGCACGGCGTCTTGCCAGGCCGCGAACCTCCGGCCCGAATCTGGCTAGCCGGGACAAGGGCACTCACTGCCGGGTCGGCGATAAGCGCGGTGCGGATAGCGGTCTGAAGGGCAAGCGTCGGTTCGATCATTGCTCATTCCATGCGTCTTTAACGGCCTTCTTCGCGGCGCGGTTGATGCGGTTCTGAAGGCGCTTTCGCAGAAGGCGAAGCGCGGGCCAAAAGAAGGGCTGGGCTTCAGCCTTGGCCGTCCCGTATTCGACAAGGTGCGCGTAACGCACGTCTTCGTTGCCGACGGTCACGAGGACTTCCGTCTCACCGGCAACACGGGAACCGCCCGGCTGACTGAAGGGCGGTGTGTGCTGGCCGGGTGCGGTGACTTCGATGCTGTCGATCAGCGCGCCGGTATCGCGGGACGTTTCGGCAAGCGCCTTCTGGGCTGCCGCAAGCTCTTCGCCGGACTTCATCAGGGCAGGAAGCACGGCCTCACGCGGGGCGCGGGCGATGCGGTCGAATGCTGCCATGGTCTCTGTGAGGCCGTTGCCGCTCTTATTCGCCATCGCCAAACCACTTTTCACGATAGGAATCGAGAATCGAGGTTACGCCCATGGGCGCAAGCTGGGCGGAAACGCCAAATGTGGCGAGGTTTCTGCACTCGTAGTAGAAGGAAACAAGCCGCAAAATGGCGATTTTCATGTCTGCCGGAAGCGGGTCAAACTCGGTCAGAGGCCTGCCGATGTAGTTCGAAATCCATGTTTCCGCGCCGTCGAGATAGAGCGCAATAAGCTCATCTTCGGCGGTTCCGTCGATCTTCATGTGTTGTTTGGCGAGGTTGAGGCTAACAACCGTCATGTGTCATTTCCTGAAAAAGTTATATTGATGCTCTCTTGCAAAGTGCTCCCCCCGCCGGTCCCATTGAATACGCATAAATTGGAGCCCCCGCCCTGTGCTGTTTCGATGTAGATGTGCCAATCGCCTGTGCGACATTCTGGTCGTGAGGGCTGTTCGTCGTGAGAAGCGCACAGGCATGCTGACGGGCGGCTGCGCGCGCTGCAGAAATCTTCTCGCCTTCCTTGACAAGCGGGTTGAGAATTATCATATTGCAACCCGTTGACCTTTCGTAGCTCAACTGGATAGAGCGCCGGCCTTGTAAGCTGGGGGTTGCAGGTTCGAGTCCTGCCGGGAGATTGAAGGGCGCCCCTGTGGCGCCCTTCGCCATTTCAAGGGCCTTAATCACAGCGCGCGCTCCTGCCGTTGCTTGACCGAGTTGTGACATGGTGCACAAAGCGGTTGCCAGTTGGCGCGGTGCCAGAACAGGCGCTTATCGCCACGGTGCGGAATGGTGTGATCCACAACAGTCGCGGGGGTGAACACCTGCTGCTTCGCGCACTCGCGGCAGAACGGGTGCGCAAGAAGGTATTCCGCACGGGCTTTGCGCCATTCATGGTTATAACCGCGCTGTGCGGCAGTCGGGCGGGTGGCGTCGTGACGGGCATTGCGTTCGCGCTTGGCCTTCATCTGGCAATCACAAAGCTCGCCGTTGGTGACGATGTTGCCGCAACTGCAAATCCGGGGTGGCTTCATCATCGGGCACCCTTCAGCTTTGCCTTCAGGGCGCGAAGGGCGTTACGGTCAAATTCCGGGTCAAGGCCATCGGCGATGCTGCGGGCGGCTTGCTCCGAGTTCTGTTCGTGGTCCCTGCCCTGTTCTTCGCCGCTACCATGGATGGCCTTCAGCTTGGTGACGTGTCCGGCATAGGCGCGGCAAATCTCGTTGGGGGTCGCGTTCCATGCCTGTTCGGGCGCCCAGCCAAGCCAGCCGGTCGCGTTCTCATAAAGGCCAGCGTAGAAATCCGGCCACGTGACGGGCTTGCCTGAATTGGGAACACGCTTTGCCTTCGGATCGGGCGTGGGCATGAGCATTGACACAAGCTCTGCAAGCGGAATGCGGGCCGGGATGATGAAAGAGGAAAGCGGCTTTCCTGCAATGCCAAACAAGAAAGCCGCTGCATCCTGCATGGGGGACGAAGCCATGCGGATGATTTCGGAAATGACGGTGAAGCTGCCTTCCTCTAGCGCACGGAACATCGCCGGGAAGCCAAAGCGGGCTTCAAGGGTAACAGCGGCCCGCAAGGTCGGGCGAAGCGTCACGGTGCTGCCACCGTGCGCAATCGTTACCTGTTCATATGCGGGCCGCTGATAAGTCATAGGATTATACCGCGACCTTCAGCTTCACGAAGCGGTCGGGGTGCGTCACGTCCGCACCGACACGCTTGCGGGCGTGGAAACGAACCTGTCCCTTGCCTGCGAGGCTGTAGGGATCGCGAAGGGTCGAAAGACCGACGCGGTCGATGATGCGATAGCCCGACAGATCGCCGAACAGGATCGGGAACTTGCCAGCGCCAATATCGTCCATGTCGGGCATCTCGACAATCGGACGGCCAAGCAGGGTCATAACGCCGCCTGCGGTGATTGGGTCAAGCACAAGGTAACGGCCCGTGCCGTCCTTCCACTGCCGGATGACGGACAGGGTATTGCGGTTCATGAGCCAAGCGCCGTTTTGAGCGTGCGACGTAACAATCTGGTGATACATGCCGATGATCACGTCTGCCGGGTTCGTGGTCGGGAAGGACGCGGCAACGCCTGTCTTCACTTCCTTGATGCCGGTCGCGGTCATGATGCCCTTCGGCTGCCCGGTGCCGGTGCCCTTGATAAAGGCTACGCCTTCGGTCTTGCCGAAGCTTTCGGCGTAGTCGGCGAGAAGTTCGCCCTCAAGGCCATAGGCGTTGTCTTCGAGAAGCTGGTTCGAAACGTCGGTGAAGGTCGCCAGTTCGAATGGGGTCAGCGTGATCTGTTCGAAGGTCATGCCGCTTTCAGTGCGGTCTTCGGTTTCAGACACCCACGTTGCAGAAGTGCCGGACACGCGGCGCGGATACTTGATTTCCGGTGCCGAGATCGAAACGACGCGGGCATAGCTGCGGATCGGCGAATACTCGTTCAAGAGCTTGATAAGCTCACTGCCGAATTCTTCCGGTGCCAGGTATCCGCCATTCGCGTCGGTCGATACGGTGAGTGCCTTCACTTCTTCCGGGCTGATACGTTCGATGCCACGGCGAAGATACGAGACGAAGGCCTTGCGCTCATCGTTGTCGTTTCCACCGTTGGGATGGTTGCTGTTTGCGGCAAGCGGGCGGTTCGCCTTCGCTTCCAGCTTGTCCATGCGGGCCTTGATGGCCTTCAGTTCTTCAGGGGTGATAACCGGATCTGCCTTAGCTTCCGGTGCATTCTCGATTTCGTTTTCCATATTTTCCTCAGTTTGGGACTTAACGACAGTGACGTGCGCCCCCGGATGCACCGGGAAGCGGCAAAGGCTGATTTCGTTGATGATGATGGACTTGAAGACGCGGCCACCTTCGGCGCGCGTTTCGAAACCGGTGTGACGGAAGCCGATAGACAATCCGCCGATCTTCCCGGCCTTAAGCTGCCGGTGCGCATCGCGGGCGGGGCCGATACCTTCCACGAACAAGCGGCCCTTCACTTCAAGGCCCCGGTCGGTCTCGGCATAGGTTTCCCAGATGCCGACAACCTTCTGTTGATCGTGTTCCATGACCATGGGCACGCTGTTCGCGAAGGCGACGGTGCCCTTTTCGATCACGTCACCGACGCTATCCGGCGAGCCGAACGGCCATGCGATGCCGGTGACGGTGCCGGTGTCATCAATGGAAACGGTCGCCTTGATTTCGAGATTCTGAGTGTCCGTCATTCGGCCACCTCTTCCGGTGTGCCGTTCCAGCGGGCGTCCAGAATGTCGAATGCAAGCGGAAACACTTCCATGACCGGGCGCGGCTTGGCGTAGGTATCGACAAGGGTCTGTGCTTCGACCGGGGAAGTCCCGCCACCCATCAGGCCGGTGCGGACAATTTCAATCATGTCGGCGAAGTGGAATTCCTGCCGCATGAAACGGGCATAAAGCGCGGCGATACCGACGCCGGTCTTCCGCTCAAGCTCAAGAATCATCTCGGTCGTAAGGGCGAAGGTCTTTTCGCCATCACCGAAAAAGGCGGTGTGCTTCATTAGGCTGCTTCCTTCGGCGGCTCGCTGTGGGGCAGGCCGTTTGCGGTCGTGGTGGTATAGGGATTTGCGAGTTCGTCGCCGCCGGGCAGTGCGGGAAGGTTCATCGCGGCGCGGACTTCGTTCGGGGTCATAGCGCGCATGGCGACGAGCTTGCCGAAGATCTCGGCACGGCCTGCCGCGTCGGCACGCTGAAGGTCGTCAATGACGAACTCAAAATAGAGGGTGTCGCGCTCTTCGTCGGTTAGAAGCACGGTCGCATAAGCGTCCTGCCACTTGTCCAGCCAAGGGCGAAGGCAAAGCTGAAGGAAGCTCGCGGCCATCTGTTCCGCGTTGCTTCAGGTCGCGCGCTCAAGCTGGTAGAGCATGTGCGGCGGGACGCCGAAGATGCGGGCGATCTCGTTGATCTGCTCAAGGCGATTTTCGATGAACTGGGCATCGGTGCTAGCAAGCGCCATCTGCTGATATCGGAAGCCGTTCGGCACGATCAGCGGGCGTGACTGCTTACCGCCGCTGAAAGCAGCCCGGTAGTCCTTCAGGATGTTGGCAATAACCTTCGTCCCGGCTTCGGTGTCGGGAACGGTGTTCTCGCTCCAGAACATTGCGGACGGACGTGCGCCGTCACTGAAGAGGTTCGAGGTATGCTTTTCGAGGGTGAGGCCGATACCGATGGCCTCACGGCCAAGCTTGACCGGCGAAACGCCAGCGAAGGCAGGGATATAGAGAACATCGCGATAGGAGAGCCTGACCTGTCCGCGTTCCGCTGACACGAGATAGAAGGGTTCGCCGTCATCCTCACAACGGCGCTGCACCTTCGACGGGTCCAGACGGTGAAGCTCAAGGGGACGATCATCGGACGCGCGGACAACCTGCGCACAGCCCGCACCATGAAGCAAGGCGTCAACTGTGAGGTCGATGCGAAGCTGCCCGGCGCTGGTCCAGTCATTAGCACGGCTATGGGTGATCTTGTGGCCGGGGTGATCCTTGGCAGCTTCCTTGCTGTCGTCAGCTTCGCGATAGAGCTTGCAAGGTAGTGACCCGATAGTTTCAGAGATTAGACGGACGGCCTGAAGCACTGCCGGGACATGCATTGCCGAGTTGCCAGTAACGACAACGCCGGATGCAGTCGGGATCACGCCAAAGATTTCGCTGCTCGCAGAATCGGTGAGGGAATACGCCTTCTCTTCTGCCGGAAAGCCAAAGGCCTTCTTTGCACTTGAAAAAATTCCGGTGAAGTCCATGCGTTTCATCCTCAATTAAATTGAGAATAGAATCGCACATCTGGACTCATTTGTGAATCATTTTTTAGGTTTTTATTCCTATTTAGATATATTGTCCTATCCGTTACGAACAATCAAATAGAGAAACTTGAGGGAGGCCACCAACAAACCCGCTAACATGATGCTAAAAAAAATCGTCAGCCAAGTCCATTTCACCCTGACGGTCGGCGTTGCGCTCCTCCAAATTTCCTCAGACATTAATGGTAACACGCCAAGCGACACTGAGAACGTATATATTACAAGCTCCCGCACAATCACCCAAAGAACTATCGCTAAATATATTACTACGGAAAGAATCGCAAAAAATCCCAAATAATCTAAATTATAATTAAACCCCAGAAATGAAATACTAGAATTCCTCAGACAATATACACAAAAAAGGATCGATCCCCAGAGAAAAATCATCCTGTTTATAGCCCCAGCGTAGTCTGAGGCGTTCTTTAATCTATCCTTGGCAGAGGCGCCCTTTTTCGGAGTCACCTCTACGGCGTTATCTAACTCGCTCATCAATTGTCCTGCAGTTGTTAGGCACCTTTGCAGCACCACCATAAGTCAAAAACTTTTTTACAACCTTAACGTTACGCACTATGCAAATGCAGCAAGATTAAACCAGGATATGCAATCGCGTTGATTAACTCGACGCGCTGCTCAAGCATACCTTGCGCAAGAACACCGTAACCGCGTGTGACCTTGTTCCCGCTGACATGGCCGAAGATGAAATTAAATTGCTCATCCAAATATCCAGCGCGGCGCACGGCATCGAACGCGCCATGCCTGAAGGAATAGAGAGAAAGGCCACGTCCATTTTTTAGCCCTATACGGGCAAGGTAGCGGCCAAACTCCCGGCTGTAATCCGCGATCATCTGTCCTCGTGAATTGCGTCCTGCGAAGGGAAAGAGGCGCGATTGTCCGGCGTTCTTCATGCTGGTGTGATATTCGAGAAAGCCAAGTCTCACGAGTTCCTTATGGACAGGGACGACGCGCCGCGAACCTTCTGTTTTGACGCTCTTAGTGTTTTCTTCCTCATCGTCGCCATCCGTCGTTTCCGTGATGTCCATGATCCAATGGCCGCGTTCTTCCCGAACATCGGAAATAGCAAGCTGCGCAATTTCTGCCGGACGAGCGCCCGAATAAAGCATAACCAACGGCACCCAAAAGCGGTGATCACGGACAAGGACGTTGCCGGGCTTATGCCAGAACCGAGGAGCGTCATCGCTTTGGCATCCGGTGAACAACGGAGACTTGAATAGGGCGTTCATCTGGTCGGTCTTAAAGGGGAAGACCTTTTTCTTTTTGTCTTTCGCCAGCGACATGCCTTCCGTCGGATTGCTATCGAGGTAGCCATTATTCACGAGCCAATTGCAGAATGCCCCGAGACTGGACAGATAGCGGTTGACGGTGCGCGGTGTCAGGGCGGGCTTGCCGACCGTCTCATTGTGCTTGACGATCTCCGCGATCTTCATTCCTTCAAACGCCTTGGTCTCAGTCGCCTTTACCGGGTATTTCATCAACAAGGCCTTCCATTCACGAACCGCTTTCTTGTCGATCCGATGAACCGGGCAGGTGCTGCCAACCAAATCTACGAACGTCCCCACATCGCGGCGTGCCTGTGCTAATGTGTCAGCCGTGATCTGTTTAGGATTTTCGCGGGCGTAATTGTCGAATAGCTCCATAATGGCTTCACCCGGCGCTGCCGCCTCCTGCGCGCTACCCACTACGGGCTTTACAATGGGGTCTTTTGGCGAACCGGTGAAATCGCCCTTGTCCCGTTCAAGGGTGCGCTGCAAGCCTTCGATCTCTGCTCGCGTCATCAGCGTGCAAAGTTCGCGATATTCACCAGAATCGACATCGACAAGCAGGCGCTGCTTCGAAATGAAGTCCTTCACTGCCGGTTCAATCAACTTCGTATCGCCGGACGTGAGCGCGATCTTTAAGGCGTTCAAGCGACGGGTGCGAAGGTTCGCGTCGTCGGTGCGGGCGCGAAGCATAAGCTCATAGTGGGCATATGCGTTGATCATTCCAACGAAGTCGTCAGACGTGATCTCGCCCACTTCGATTCGGCGGTAGAGTTTCTGCAACTCTGCATCCTGTTGCGCCGGGGTTGGCAGGGCGCGCTGCTTGAGGTCATAGCTTTGAAGCGTTTCCTCGTAGTGCTGCCAAACGGCCACGGCCTTATCGTCGCCCTTCAACTCGCGTCGGGATCGAAGGTCTTCGAAGTGCCGGTTCCAGCCTTCGACTACCGGCCACATTTCACGCTTTGCTACATTTTCATCCTTCGTGCCGAGCGCCTTCACAAGCTCCTTCTTGCCGATGATCTCAATAAGGTCGGTCGGAACCTTGATGCGAGCATAGTAGCTTGCACCACGACGAAGAAGGTAACTGATACGCGCCAT